GATCAGGGACGGGCGAAAAGGGGGTGTTTTTTGTTTTTTTTTTTTGATCTTACATACGTAACGTTTTGGTGGCAATGAGGTTATGAGGTGGAAAAATCGGCTATGTCACGCGATATCGACGACAGGATGAAACGCTGCTGGCTGATGAGCTGCAGGCTGCAGGCGGAGCTCGAATCGCTCGACAAGATCTTCGGATCCCGGACGGTACAGTACCGGCAGCTACAACACTGCAAGGGACAGTTCCGCGACTGGCGGGGTTTCGAGGTGGGCGAGCTGATGAACCTGTGCGGCCTGCCGCCGGAGAAACGGGGCGTGAAGGTTGAAAAAGGAAAAGTTGTTAGAATTTAGAATTTAGAATTTAGAATTTAGAAACGCCGCGTCGCGGCGGCAAAGGTGTGTGACAATTGTCAGTGTGATTTAATAAAAAAAAGGGCGGCGCAAAGCCCCTTCTTACTGGGGCGGAATGACCTGTTATAAGTCCGGCGTTCCGGATCTTAGTATCAAAAAGACAATATGATTAACGATGCCGCCCTTTTTTGAATTTAGAATTTAGAATTATGAAAATGGATTTAATATTTAATATTTAATAACTCTGTGAACTCTGTGTCCTCTGTGGCTGAAAAATTTGAAATGCCGCTTCGGCGGCGGCACGAAAGGAGAAATTGTTATGTCGAAAAAAACGAAACTTGTTCAGGCGGCGATCGGCGATATCGCCATATCGGGTGACAACCCGAGGATTGTCGACGTAAAATCCGCGGATTTCAAGGAACTGTGCGAATCGATCGCGGCTATGGGCGTTATCGAGCCGGTTCACGTGCGATCGGACACGTCGAGGCAGAAGAAAACTTACGAGCTGTTAGCGGGAGAGCGGCGGCTGCGGGCGGCTATAAATGCGGGGCTCGGGACGATACCGGCGCTCGATCACGGTGACATCCCCGATTCCAGGGCGTTCGAGATAACGTTTGCCGAGAATTTCTGCCGGCAGGATCTTACGGTCCTGGAGCACGGCCGGGCGGTTGCGATTTTGTTGAAAAAATACAACAGCGATTACGCCGCGGTGGCCAGTAAACTGGGCAAGTCCGAGCGGTGGGTTAGGCGTCACGAGTGCATCGAGACGAACCTGATCAGCGATTTCAAAACAGCGGTATTGGCGGGCGGTTTCCTGGAATATATGACGGCGGCTCACCTGGAGCTGATCGCCAGGTTCCCGTCCGAGACGCAGTTGATGATTTACAGAAAACTGATCACGACGTGGCGGGGCGTGACAGTATCGGTCGACTGTATCGAGAGAATGGCCAATGGCATGCTGCGTGTCATATCCAAGGCGAATTTCGATACGTCGAAATGTCAGAAGTGCCTCAAGAGAAGCGGCTGTCAGCCGATGCTGTGGGCCGACGACGAGAAAAAACCGGCCGGTTATGACAAATGCCTGGACCCGGTGTGCTGGGAGAAAAAGGCGATCAAACACGAGAAGAAAAAGTTCAAAGAGAAGGCCGAGAAAAAGCCGGGCCTGATCGCCGTGGCGAACGAACACTATTTTGGCCGTGACGAGGGAAAGAGGCTTAGGAGGATATACGGAAAGGTGCTGCTGAAAAGAGATTTTAAGGTCTGCAAAAAGGATGACAAAGGTGCTGTCCCTGCGGTGGTTGTCGCCGGGTCGGGCAAGAAAAATATCTTCGTTAAGGTCAAAAAGACCGCGCAGCCGGCGAAGCCTGCGAAAAAGAGTAAAAAGCAGATTGCCGCCGAGCTGAAGAAAAAGCGCCGGGCCGAGACGGCCGGGCGGATCGCGGCGAAGATGAGCGAACTGAAGTTCGACGATATCTGCACCCCGGATAGGGACGGGGGGTTCTGGCGTGTCATGCTGATGGTCGCTGTTTACGGCAGCGACTGTGTGCCGACCGGGAGCCAATTGGACTATTTCGAAACGAAAACAAAAGACAACATTATGTACGATATCGCGGCCGACATCTGGGACGAAATAAGGAATAACTTCTACGTATTAGATCAATCCGGCGATGAGGATTCGAATCGCGAAGCGGAGCTTCTGGCAGGGCTGTTCGGTCTCGATTACGAGGCGGTTTACAAAGAGGTCTGCAATGAAGATGGATCTAATATTTAAGAACTCTGTGTCCTTACCTTGGGCATAAACTGTGTCCTCTGTGGCAAATATATTTGAAAATTAAAATCCTTGTGGCTAAAAAAAAGAAAAATCGTCAATCGTCAATCGTCAATCGTCAATACGCGAAGCGGCGGCTATCGGTCGCTGCGGCTAAGAATCTCGGCTATACGTGCGAGTCCATGACGGCGGCGGATGCGGCAAGCGGTCTTGATGTCACACTGGCGGGTTTGTTTCGTTATAAGAAGTACGCGGCGGTCAAGGCCGCATACGAGCGGGGGCGGTTTCTCAGGGAGCTGGAGGATACGGCGTCGGTGGTCGAGACGGTATCGGAGGCGGCCAGGAAGCTGAAGCTTTCTTCGGGCGCCGAATTGCGGGGCATTCTCGACAGTGACGCCGAGGCGGCGGATATATGGCAATCGCGCCGCCTGGCTACCAGGATAGAGACGCGAAAGGGCCTGATAGCCGCCGCGGCGGCGGGCAACCAGGCGGCGATCCGGGTGGTGGAGAACTACCTGAAGGACGACCAGGCGGCGCCGGCGGGCTCGGATCTGACGAAGCTGATGCAGAAGGAGATCGCCGAGCTGTTCGACGTCAACCGCGTGACGGTCAACGACTGGACCAACAGGCATAAGATGCCTCGCAACGCCGACGGTTCTTACAACCTGTACGAAATTATCCGCTGGTACGGCGAATTCGCCAGGGGCAAGGCCACGGGCCGGATGCCGACGGCCGATACGCTCCGCGAACTGAAGGCCGAGGAAAAGAAGCTCGACATCGCGGCCCGGCGCGGCGAGCTTCTGGATCGGCAGGAGGTGATCGCCGGCCTGGTCGGTCGGTACCAGCAGATGGTGACGGCCTTTACGTACAAGAGGCGGCAGCTGGCGACGATGTGCCACAACCAGACGGTCGAGAATATCGAGGATATCCTGGGCCGGTTCTTCGGCGATATCCGCCGCAAGCAGCTCGAGCTGCCTGATTTCCTGGACCTGCCGGAAGCGGCGGAAAAGAAGCTGGTCGAATGCTTCGAGATTTTAGCCACAGAGGGCACAGTTTATGCCCAAGGTGAGCACACAGAGGGATGATCTGAAATTTTGAATTTAGAATTTAGAATTGAAAGGATTGACGTTATGGATGCGGTATTTAAGGTTATAGCAATAAACATAAATGACAGGGCTGAAAGGGACCGGTTTGTCGCAACACTTGCAAACAGTGGAATTAAGGTCTGGGTGGAAAAAAGACAAAAAGAGGTTCCGAGGGTGATTGAAAACCATGTATGTTTTGAGATTCGCGTGGATTAAAGATTCGCCGCTTTGCGGCGGGAAAGGACTTGTTATGGACTTCAATATCGACAAATTCGAGTCGGCTTGTAGTTTTTTATTAATAATAGCGATCATGCTGCTTATTGCCGTTCTGATTTTTTTTATATCGGGATTGAGGGTGTAATCTGAGATTTGATATTTGAGATTTAAAAGGAAGTGACATTATGGTAGTGCGCAGATACAGAGTTGATGCAAACAATAATTTTTACATCAAAATGCCGGAAGGGGCGAAGATTCTCGGGGCCGATATTCTTACGGACAATATATGTGTATGGGCTCTCGTCGATTCCACAAAACCAATCGAAGAGAAGCGGTATTTTAGGTTGGCCGGAACGGATCACCCGATCCCGGAGAGTCTGGAAGATCTGATTTATATAAGCACTTTCAATATGCCGAGAATGGTTGCCCTTTTTCATTTATTCGAAATCGTAAACAGCAAAAACCCCGATGAGCCTGTCATCGCAGTAGAACATAAAACGCACAATAAAATGCCTCGGCAAAATACAGCCGCTCACGAAGCCGCTCTTGAGGCATTCGAATTTCTTACGGAAAAGTTGTCGAAGTGGCCGCAGATGGCAGGTTATATCGAGGAGGCGTACAGGATATTGGAGGGAAAGTGAGCCCGCGGTGCGGGCATTTGAGATTTGAAATTTAATTAACCACGAATACCCAAGGCACAAGTGAACACGAATGTCACGAATGGATTTGAAATTTGAGATCTCAGATAAATTAAAAAATAATAAATAATAAATAATAAATAATAAATGACAAATGGTCGCCGTTAAAAATAATAAATCGCAAACCTGTGCCATAGGTATAATAAATAACAAATGGCGCGTTCTGCCTTTGCAGGACGCCGAGCGAGACATCCTTTCGCCCGCCGACCGGCCGGCCCTGATCGACTGGCTGAAGAACAACTACATGCTGGCCGGCGGCTCGGCGGCGGTCGAGGGGCTCTGGTCAGCCGAGTACACGCCTTATTTCGTGCCGGTCGCCGAGTGGCTGGGCGATACGACGACTCGGGAGGTCTGGGTCTACGCCTGCGCCCAGAGCGGCAAGACGACGTTCGGGACCGGCTGGCACGGCTATATAGTCGACTGCAGTCCGGGCCCGGCGGCGCTGATAATGCCGGACAAGGAATCTGCCCGCGAGCGGGTCGAGACGCGGTTTCGGCCGTTGTACCGGGCGAACGAGGACCTTTTGCGCCACGTCAAGGGCGGCAGGGTCAATAATATATTCATCGGCAAGCCGACGGCGATGGACCACATGATTTTTTACTTAGCCTGGGCGACTACGGCCCAGGCCCTGGCGGACCGGCCGATCTGCTATATCCACGCCGATGAGACGGGCAAGTACCCGGCATTCGTGGGCGCCGAGGCCGACCCGATATCGCTGATGCGCAAGAGGCAGCGGTGGTTCAAGGGCAGGTCAAAGCTGTTCGGGACGACCACGCCGGTGACCGAGGGCGACCTGTCGGACGAGCAGTACTGCTCCGGCGATCGATGCCAGTGGTGGGTACCCTGCGTCCACTGCGGCAAGTGGCATCAAATCGGATGGGAGCACGTCATAATCGACCGGAAGGACAACGGGGAATTCTACGCCGTCTCGGCCTACGAGCGGTCCGGCAGGTCCCGCTACGTATGCCCGAAGTGCGGGTCATGCTGGTCGGAGGACGACCGCTGGCGGGCGGTGACGGCGGGCAGGTTCGTGCCGGGCAAATGCTCGCTCGACGACGACGGCAGGCTCGAAGGCGCCGCCGAGCCGGGCTCTGTCCGCAGCTGCCGGATCCACGCTTTGATGCTTCACCCGATGGTCGAGACGGTCAGGTCGCTGACGGTCGAGTTCGTCAAGGCCCAGGCTGCGAAAAAGGCGGGCAATATCCAGCCTCTGAAGGACTTCTACAACTCGCAGCTTGCGAGGACCTGGCGGGAGGACAGGGCGACGACCGATATCGAGATCCTCCGGAGGCATATCGGCCGGTACGAGGCGATGAAGGTCCCGCCCGGTGTAATGATGATCACTGCGGGTATGGACGTTCAGCTCGATCACGTCTGGTTCAAGGCGGTCGGTTTCGGGTATTTGGGCGAGTTCTGGACGATCTACGAGCAGCGGGTCGAGACGGGCCCGACCGACAGGGTCGAGAATCTGAAAAAGCTGATCCCTTATATCGCGATGCGGTTCGAGCTTTTGAGCGACCCTGCGAAGGTCATGCGGATAGCGGCCGCTGCGATCGACCGGCAGTACAATCCCGAGTCGGTGGATGCCCTATGCGTTTACGCGGCGGCGACGGCGCCTGTAATCGCGGTCATGGGCGACGACAAGCTGAGCCGCCAGAGCTGGGCGGTATCGAAATCGGCCGGGGGTACCCTGAAGGTGTACCGGCTTAACGTCACTATGTACAAGGACGCGTTGTGGCGGGGCTATTTCGAGTCGTCGGCCGCCGGGCCGGGTTACGGTCACCTGCACGGCGGAACGGAGCAGAGGACGCTCGAGCACCTGACGAGCGAAAAGAAGATTATCGAGCGGACCGCCGGCCGGATCAAGTGGATCGGCTGGGTCAGCAAGGCCGAGGGCCGGGCGAACCATCTCTGGGACTGCGACGTCTACGCCAGGGCGGCGGCCGATATCGCCGGCCTCTGGACTCTGGCGGACCCGTCGAAGAAAAAGAAGGAAGTGACAATCCCCGGCCGGCCGGTGCGGCGCAAGGCGATAAGAACGAAATACTGAGCCGCCGAAGCGGCGGCATTTGAAATCTGAGATTATTTTAACCACGAATACCCAAGGCACAAGTGAACACGAATGTCACGAATGGATTTGAGATTTCAGATTTTAGATCAATAATAAATAAAAAATAATAAATAATAAATGTAATGAAGGGATTCATCATGGCGAAATCGAAAAATAAAACTAAAAACAAAACCAAAACGAAAAAGAATATCCGTTACAGTTTCCCGACTGTGTCGGCGTGCCCCCGCTGCGGCGCGATGCGGACCCGCGCGGTATCGACTCAGAAAAACGTCCAGTACCGCGTTTGCCGGTCGGCCGTGTGCCGGTGGCGGTACACCGTTATCGGCACGAAAGTCAAGGCGAAAGTCAAAAGACAAAAACAGAATACAGGAGACAGAATACAGGAGACAGAAGGTAAAAGTTCAAGCTCATCGTCGAGCAGCTCTTCGTCGAGCAGCTCGTCGAGCGCCGGAGCGTGAAGGGAATTATGAATTTAGAATTATGAATTTAGAATTTGAGATCCGCCTGAGGCGGAATTTGAGATTTGAGATTTGAAATTTCAGAAAAATAATAAATAGTAAATAGTAAATAGTAAATCGAAAGGAAAATCATGTCAACTGAAAAACAATCGATCGAAAATCGTCAATCGCAAAACGTCAATCAGGGACTGCCGGCCGAGGAGAAGCAGCGTTTATCCGCGCTGCTGGCGGCGTATCCGGAGATCGCGGGCAAGCTGCTCGAGGCGCTGGGGTCCGGGCGGTTCTTTATAACCGTGAGCTGCCAGAAAAAGGACTCGGCGGCCGATCCGAGCGACCTGAAACATTACTGGTCGCGGACCGGGTTCGAGATAGATCACGTCCTGCCGTCGATAAAGCAGGTAACGGCGTCCTGGGCGGCGGTCGAAAAACCCGAGGCGGCGGTCGAGGGCGGCGGATGGCACTGAGCCGCCGAAGCGGCGGCATTTGAAATTTGAGATTTGAAATTTGAGATGCGGGAGCGAGGGGTGGATTTAAATAATGTAAACTGTTACAATAGTCAATCGAAAGGGGTTACATTATGGATGAAATCAGGATATCAATACAAATCGGAAACAGCGGCGGCGGTACGGTTAAAATATTATCACCGAAAAACGAACAAGTATATCGGTGCAGTAAAATTGCCGTGGGTGACATAAAATCAACCAAAGACAGCCCGACCAGGGGAAGGTTTATAAGTATCAGCGGTATTGTTTGTGAGTAATTTGAAATTTCAAATTTGAGATTTGAAATCAATTAACCACGAATTAACACGAATGTCACGAATGGACCTGAGAGATGAGAAAAATAGTTGAGAAGATACGTTTGATGCGCAGGAAAAAGCTCATGAGACGCATACGTTTAGAGCTTGCTATTTGGGGCATTGACTCTCGCTATCTGACTGATAAACAAATCGAAGATGGTATCGTAAAATTCGCGAGGTTAATCTCGCAAACCGGACTTACTGCAAAAGAAGCAATCGAGGGAATTTATTTAATAATAAATAGTAAATAATAAATAGTAAATGAAAAGATTTCAGGTGCCGCTTCGCGTTTTTTTTTACAATGTTGTAAAGAATCTCTTTTCACATTTCAATTTTGCGGTTTTTTGCATTGCGATATCACGGGGGTTTATCCGAAAATAGTCAATAGTAAATAGTAAATAGTCAATATTAAGGGGTCATTATGATTCGTAATTAGTCAATAAGCGGGCTCAGCGGTCCCCGGTGGCCACCGGGGACCGCAATAAAGAAAATTAAACGGCAAGTAGGTGCCTACTCACCTGCCTGCCGTTTTTTTTTGCCCGCGGCGGATCATGAACGGGACTCGATTATGGCACTTACTTCATCATCGACGGTCGCCGACGCACTGGCGCAGTACAACGACAACCTTTCCTGGGAGGGTAATATCACCGCGGCGACAGCCGCCCTGGCGGCTGTGCGATGGCTTCTGGCGAACCGGCCGAAGGTCATCGCGACAAACGACCGCAACGTCAATTTCGATTCTCTTGCCGAAGAAAAGAAGATGCTGGAAAAATACGTCGGTCGGTATTCGGCGGCGGTCAACCGCAGCAGCTTCGTGCGGGGGAGGATGCTTACATGAGCCAAAAAACAAAAATCTCGGGTTACCGCCGCATATACGGATCGCTGGGCTACCGCTCGGCGAGGGTCGCGACGTCCGAGGGCCGCAGTTACGTGCTGTACCCTCATTACGCACACGGCGACCGTGACAGGCTTAAGCTCATCGGCCAGTCCAGGCAGTTTCTCAGGGACAATGCGATTTACAAGGGCCTGATCGAGCGGATGGTCTCGTACATAGTCGGCAACGGCTTCGAGCTGCAGGCCGAATCGTCATCTGCCTCGACGGTCAGGAAAACCGAGAAGTTATGGTCCGATTTTTTCGCAGGCCCGGAGATCCGCGGGATCCTGTCCGGCCCGCAGGTCGCCAAGATGGTCATCCGCGAGCTGCTGGTGGCGGGCGATTCTACCGTTTTGAAAACGGACAAGGGCCTGATCCAGATATTCGAGGCCGAGCAGTTAGACGGCGACAAATCGTATCCGAACGGGATCAAAAAAGACAGGTACGGCCGGCCGGTGCGGTACCACCTGTGCCCGTGGAAGTCGCACGCGGTAGACAAGAGAAACGGCAGGTCGTACCCGGCGAGTGACATAATGTTCGTGACAAACCCCGAGAGGCCGTCGGCCATACGGGGGATCCCTGCGAGCCAGGCGGCGTTCTCTATGCTGCACCGGGTAAACGATATATGCGATTCCGAGGCGATCGCGTGGCAGCTTTTGTCGCGGCTCGCCGTTACGGTCGTGCGCCAGGAGGGCCCGCAGATTGCCTATACCGAGAGCAAGACCGACCCGAACAAGTCGACCGATCAGCTCGAGGGCGACCTGGCCCGTCGCGTGGCCGAACTGGATTACGCGCTCATGTTCCACGGCGAGCCGGGCGAGGAGATCAAGGGCATCGACCGAAACATACCGGGCAGGGACTTCCCGGCGTCGGTCAGGATGTTCCTGCGGCTGCTGGGCCTGCCGCTGGGCTGCCCGCTGGAGATCATACTGCTGGACTGGACGCGGTCGAACTACTCGCAGAGCCGGGCGGTACTCGAGCAGGCGTATGAGAATTTCTCGTTCTACCAGCGGCTCGCGATAAACAGTTTTTTCCGTCCCCTTTTCGAATGGAAGCTGGCCGGCTGGCGCAATTCCGGCCTGGTAGCGAAAACCGCGAAGATCAAGGCCGGCTGGATCACGCCGACATTCCCGTGGATCGACCAGCTCAAGGAGGCCCAGGCCCAGGCGTCGAAGATCGACCGCGGCTTCGTTTCGCATACGGCGGTTTGCAAATTCCTGAAATCCGACAGGGACGAGGTGATCGCCGCGCGCGAACGGGAGGTCCGGGATGCTATCGAGCGGGCCAAAAAAATCGAGGACGACACCGGCGAGAAGGTCGACTGGCGGATCTTCGCGGGACTGGAGGCTTCGGCTTCCAAATCGAAGGCGCAGCCGGCGGACGACGACGATGCCGATGCGGACAAGGAGAAAAAAGAAGATGAATAATCCGGTCGTATCGAATTATCAAACGAGCAAATGGGCGGCCGAGCCGCTGTTTCTCGAATCGTTCATCAGGCAGATATCGGGGCTCAATATCACCGAGTCGCTGGCTGATATCGAGGTGGCGGCCAAGCCGCGGAGCTACTCGGTCATAGGCGGCCGGGCGGTGATCAATATATCCGGCGTACTGCTGAAAACCGTGCCCGGCTGGCTGCGTTTCTGGGGGATAGAGGCTACCGGCTACGACGAGATCAACGCGCAGATCGGCCAGGCGATCGCAGACGAATCGATAACGGGGATACACCTGCGGATCGACAGCCCGGGCGGGATCATCGACGGCCTGGCTGAGACGGCCGACGCGATCTACGCTGCGCGCTCGAGCAAGAAAGTCACCGCGACGGTCGAGGACCTGTCGGCGTCGGCGGCGTACTGGCTGGCGGCCCAGGCCGAGACAATCGCCGCCGGCAGGACCGCCGAGGTCGGGTCGATCGGGGTCTATACCGTATACCTGGACGCGTCGAAGGCGGCCGAGGAGGCCGGTTTCAGGGTGGTTCTGATACGGTCCGGCGAGCACAAGGGGATGGGCGTTCTCGGCGCCGAGATCACCGACGAGCAGATCGCCGCGGTCCAGGATGTAATCGACAAGCTCGCTGCGCAGTTCGTCAAATCCGTCGCCAGGGGCCGGGCGGCAGAGGAAAAAACAATCGCCGCGCTGGCGACCGGGCGGCTCTGGATAGCGGGCGACGCGAAAAAGCTCGGCCTCATAGACCGGGTGACAAACATCAAACAGCAGGACAAATCCAATTCCAAATCTAAAGGAGAAACGAAGATGGATAACGAAAACAAAACCGACACCGCCGAAATCGAAAAGGCCGTCACCGAGTCGGCGGCAGCGGCAAAATCGGCCGAAACCGAAAGGATGAAGGCGATGAACGAGGCGTTCGCCGACGATCCCCGGTACGCGATCGAGGCGTTTGCGGAGGGCAAGACAGTCGAGCAGGCAAAGGCCGATTACTGCGATATCCTGCGCGAAAGGCTCGCGAAAAAAGACAATGAAAAACGGGCCGAAAACAGCGAGGCCGCCGTGGGATCCGAGCCGCTCGCCACCGGCGATACCGACGGGGATAACGGCGGCGATTTCCTGACGGAAGCCAGGGCGATGGCGGCTGAAAAGAAAATCAGTGTCACCGCGGCGATGAAGAAGCTGCAGAGGCAGAACCCGGCTGCGCACGAGGCGTTCAAGCGGAAATGCGAAACCGACGGCGAATCGATGTACGCCGAGGTGGGCTAACGGAATTTGAAATTTGAGATCTGAAATCTGAAATATGAGATTTCATTAAGGAGACAGTTATGGCAAGCCAGCAAGACAGCCCGATTCACCTGACGGCCGGCGAGGATTTCGACTACGCGTTTCTTCGCGTCAAGGCGGACGGCCGGACGGGGTATATAGCCGACGCGGCCGACTACGGGGTCGGGACAAACAAGACGGATTACGATTCCGGCGACGAGATGACGGTCCGGACGTACGGGCAGGGGACATGCAAGATGGTCGCTTCCGGGGCGATTTCGGCCGGGGCGAAGGTCTACGCGGCGGCATCCGGCAAGATAGCCGCCAGCGGGACGCTTGTGATCGGAACGGCGCTGGATACGGCGACGGGCAACAACTCGGTTATCGAGGTCGTGCCGCACTGCGGGCTGAACCAGTCGAGCAGCTCGAGTTCGTCGAGCAGTTCGTCCAGCTCGAGCAGTTCGAGTTCGTCCAGCAGTTTGTCCAGCAGCTCGTCCAGCTCATCGAGCTCGTCAAGTTCGTCGAGCAGTTCGTCCAGCTCCAGCAGCTCCAGCAGCTCATCGAGCTCGGCTGCCGGCGGTTAAAAACGGAAACCTGAAATATTTAGAAAGGGCAAAATCATGGCCAGCGAGCAAAACAGCCCGATCCACCTGACGGCGGGCGAGGACTTCGACTCGGCGTTCCTGCGGGTCAAGGCCGACGGCCGGACGGCATATATAGCCGACGCCTCGGACTACGGGATCGGGATAAACCAGACGGACTACGATTCCGGCGACGAGATGGCGGTCCGGATGTACGACCAGGGGACCTGCAAGATGGTCGCTTCCGGCGCGATTTCGGCCGGGGCGAAGGTCTACGCGGCGGCATCCGGCAAGATAGCCGCCAGCGGGACGCTTGTGATCGGAACGGCGCTGGATACCGCGACGGGCAACAACTCTGTTATCGAGGTCGTACCGCACTGCGGGTTGAACCAGTCGTCAAGCAGCTCGTCCAGCAGCTCATCGAGCAGCTCGAGCGCAGCCGGCGAATAGTAACAAACCCATCGGGGCAATGAAAAAGAGACCCGGCATACGGGGCAATGAAAAAGGAGCAAAATTATGATTCAGAAATCGACACACGCAACGCCGAGGATGGACCTGGGGGTGGCGTTCCACGAATACGCAACTTCCAAGATGCGGTTCATCGCGGACCTTATCCTGCCGGTCAAGAAAGTCGCGAAAAAGGCGTCGACACTCAGCGTCTGCAAACGCAAAAACCTGACGATCCCGAATATCAAGCGGGCCAACGGTTCGGCGTACAACCGCGTCGAGCTTTACATGGACGACATGAGCTACACGACGGCCAACGAGGGGCTCGAGGCCCAGGTGACCGACGAGGACCGGGAAAATTACACCAGCGATTTCGACTGCGAGGTCGAAAAGACACAGGGGATCAAGATCAAGATGAGACTGTCCCGCGAACTGACGGTAAAGAACCTGATTTTCAATACGACCACGTGGGATACTTCCGATTCGGACCTGTACACCGATAACTCCGGCGCTCCGTGGGATACGGTCGGATCGGCCGTGATCAAACAGATCCAGACGGCCCGCGAGAAGGTCAGGCTCAACTGCGGCGTGCCGGCCGACTCGATGATCATATCGGAATCGAGCTTTATCAATCTGCTCAACAATACCGAGATCAAGGCCAAGTTCCCGGGCGCAACGGTAATTACCGAGGCGATGATGCGGGCCCAGATGGGCGCGATATTCGGGATTACCAACCTGCTGGTCGGCCGGGCGGTCTACAACTCGGCGGACGAGGGCCAGGACTTCAGCGGCGCAGAGATCTGGCCGGACGACTACGCGATGGTCGCGGTGCTGGGCGAAGAGGGCCTGCCGATGACCGAGCCGCAGCTCGGCCGCACGATGCTCTGGGACAACTACGCCTCGGATATCGAGTACGTCGAAAGCTATCGCGAGGAGCAGACCGAATCGGAGATCATCCGCGTCAAAAGGTACGTCGAACACAAGATATTCGATAAGTATTTCGGCCACCTGATGAAGATCGACGGATAAGGAACGAATTTAAGATTTCAAATCTGAGATTTGAAATTTGAGATTGTTTTATGAGCGATGTATTCGGCGACACATTGGCGGCGGCAGCGGAAAATTTTTTCCTGCTGCCGGGGGCCGAGACGGTGAAATATTACCCGTCGAGCGGCGACAGCCGGCAGATATCCGCCGTCGTCAGCCGCGGCGACCCGGCAGGCCTGCCGGGCGTCGACGGCGGCTCGTACGTTATATGCGGCGTCCTGGTAAAAAACGACGCCGCAGCGGGGATATCGAGCGAAAAGATCGATACCGGCGGCGACAAGATAGAGCTTGCCAAAAGGGTCGGCGAGACGGCGGTAAAAATGAGGATTACAAAGATAATCGACCAGGATGCCGGGATGATGCTCCTGGCGGTCGCTTAGGGAAACCGAAAGAATGTTAGAGATCCGGTACGACAAAGCGAAGGTCAATCAGCTCGAGCGCGAGCTGCGGGGTTTTCCTAAAAACTCGCTGCCGAAAGTCATGAGCCGCGGACTGAACCGCACGGCGACCGAGGCCAGGACAAAGACCGGACGGATGCTGGCCGGGGAGACCGGTTTGAAGGTCGGCGTCGTAAAAAAGAAGATCACGCTGGTCAGGGCGACGTACCGGCGCTGGCGGTCGGGGATCGAGATCAGCAGCCGGCGGTTCGGGCTGATAACATTCGGCGCCAGGCAGACGAAAAAGGGCGTCACGTACAAAAAGGGCCGCAAACGGGTCCTTATCAGAAGCGCTTTTCTCGCGACGATGAACAGCGGGCATACCGGGGTATTCAAGCGGAGGACATCCGCCCGGCTTCCGATCGTCGAGCTGCGCGGCCCGTCGCTGGGCCAGGTCTTTACGGGTGCCAGGGATCAGGCCGATGCAATCTACCGGCAGTCGATGAGTCGGCTCGAAAAAAACATCCATGACCAGGTTCAGCTGATTCTGCGAAGGAGGATCCCGGCATGAGCACGCCGATCGTCGAACAGATAGCGGTCAAGATCGAGTCGCTGGTAAACGCGATCACGGTCGCTGCGGGATTCAACCAGACGCTGACGGCGGTTCGGCCGAAGCGGATCCACCTGGAGAGCGATATCAATACGGACCTTTCGGTGATAATCGAGGCCGAGGATGCGGCGATCGAGGAGGCCTCGACTACCAGCATAATTTGGCGGCAGGGTTTTACGCTGCAGGCGCTTGTAATCGATTCGGACGATGCGACGACCGCCATCGATACCAGGCTAAACGCCGTCCGGGGTGATATCGAAAAGAAACTTATGGACCCGGAGAACTACAAGCTGGACGGCCTCGGCGAGATCATGCTCAAGAGCGCCGAGAAATTCATAGCCGACCCGCAGGTTGCGGGCATCGCTGTAAATATTGATGTTCTGTACGAGGTCGCCGCCGGCGATCCGTACAGCCTGGCATAAAAGGAGAAAAACATGGACTTATACGGATGGACATTAACCGGCTCATCGACCGGGGCGATAGGCAAGCTTGTCAATATCGACTGGGGCGGCTTGAACGAGGACGAGATAGACGTCACAAACGCCGCATCGACCGACAAGTGGAACGAATACGAGGGCGGGTTTAAGGATCCCGGCGTGATTACCGCGGACCTTCTGTTCGACGCGTCGACTTTCGAGACGATAATCGGGGCTTTCGCCGGCAGTAACGAGACCTGGACGCTCACCAAGGACACAAAGACGCTGAATGTGACCGGTCATATCCGTTCGGCTACGATGTCACTGCCGCTGCGATCGGCCGGCAAACACCCGATCGAGATCCGCTGCAGCGGTGCGCCGAGATTCCTGAGCAGCTCGTCCAGCAGTTCATCGAGCAGCTCATCGAGCAGTTCAGGCAGTTAGGGGCGAAGCGGCATTTAAGATTTGTAATTTGAAATCCGCCGCGGCGCGGCGACAGAAAGGGGTTTTATAATGGCAAAATGGGCGAGTAATGAGGCGATTTTCAACAGCCCGGTACCGCGTGAGAAATACGAGGTTCCCGGGGCCGGCCTGATCGAGATCCGCGGCCTTACCTGCGGTGAAAAGGACGAGTACGAGGAAAGGGTCATTAAGGTTTCCGCCGGCGGCGACAGGCGGGTGAAAATGGAGAACGCCAGGGCGGTGCTAATGCAGATGACTATATACGATCAGCACGGCAACCGCAAATTCGCAGAAAGGGATATCGGCAAGCTCAGGACCGTGCCGGGCGTAATCGCCGAGCCGATACTGGATATCGCAAGGCGGCTGTCGGCGATGGATAAGAACGAGATCAAGGGCCTTGTAAAAAACTCACAGGACCGGGCGGACGACGGCGACGGCTGCAGTACAGACTCGCCGCAGCACTCGGAAAAACCCGACACTGGGTCGCCGACAATGTAAGCGAGGCCGAGCTGATCGAATGGCAGCTGCTCGAACAAATCGACCCGTGGGGGACTGCGGGCGAAAATCACAGGGCCGCCAGGATCATACAGGCGACGACCGGCGAGCCGATTGGAAAGATTCTAAGGCGTTTCGATTCCGAGGCCGGCGGCGGGACAGGCGACGAGCAGTTCCTTGAGAAGATCAGGAACGCGGGAATCTGAAATTTGAGATCCTAAATGGCACTGATGACGACAATAGGAATGGAGTTTATCGCGAGGGATCGCTCGCGGGCGGGGATAGCCTCGTTTAATCGAAGCGTACGCATTTCAAGCGATTCTGTCAGCAGATTATCTCGCAATCTTCTGGCTTTAGCAGGGCTTGGCGGCGGTTTATATACGCTCCGTAATACATTGATAGGTTCGGTCAGTGAGTTTTCAGATTTTGAAAAGGGCATGGCAAAAGTAGCCACCATGCTCGATGCGCAGACCCGAAGCTATTTGCCTGAATATAAAAAAGAAATTGAAAATATGGCTAAAGTTTATGGGGCATCGACTTCTGATATGACAGAGGGATTGTATAAAATACTGAGTGCTCAAATAGATGCTTCAAAGGCAATGGGAGTGTTGAGGAAAAATGTCAGATCAGCCAAGGGCGGATTTGCGAGCACG